GTTCTTAAATCGGCATATAAAAAATCGTTTATTGCTTTTTCTCTTGCGTGTTTTGCGTTTGCAAGTTTTTTGTTTCGGTGTGTTGCTCCGCGCGCAGCGTTACATGGTTTGCAACTTGCAACGTATCCGTCTTCGAGTGATCCACCGCGATCTACTTCAACAAGGTGATCAAGTTCTGTTGCTGGATTGCGATGACACCAATGGCATGTAGGGCTGTCTCGCAGTAGTTCGTGTCGTGCTGCTTTGTATCGGTCTGTTGAGTATTCGGGGTTCTTCATGCTCACGCGCCTTCGGCTTGTGCTAGCGCGGCGCAAGCGCCTTGCTCTTGGTTGTGGTGAGTTGTGTTTGTTGTCGGGTTCATGTCGGTGCTTTCTTTGTTTGTTAACTGTATGTCATCTGCAGGTCAAGAGATGTGTGAATGCTCCACCCTCTGGATTGCCCATCCCAGATCCCTATTGCATTACTTCATCAGTCTGTTTACTGATCGCCCAGTCGCATTGCTCAAACCATTTCGTCTTGCATGATTCGAGGCGCGACCGTCTACCCAGGTTCCCCTGTTTACCGCCCACCTCATGCGACCGAGGCACACGCTTGCTACTAGCCAATTGTTTAGAGGTCGAACATACCACCCAAGGACAGTTGCCTTTGAGGTGTTTTGATCAGCCTTCCCAGATGCGAAGTTGGTCGCAACGCGTGGCAATTACGGCACACAACGTCACACTTCGCCATCTCATCAAGCAACTCTGTCATCGTTGCGCCCTTCGGTGGGTTAGACAACTCAAAGCTCTTTGTGTGTGGATCTCTGTGATCCCAATCAAATGCGCGCGCTGTACGTTCTGACATTTCGTAACCGCAATCCATGCAATTACCACGCGCAATCTTGCATTCAAGTATGAAGTTTCTAATGTTGAAATTGCGTGTCCTATTTGTTTTTGGTTTGTACCTGTGACGATCTCGGCATTTTGGTGAGCAATACATGCCATTGCGACCCGATCCAACAGTCGTTTTTGATTCGCCACATTGCAAACATGACCAAGTGCGGACTTTGCCATTCTTCCCACCCATGTCATTGCCTAGGGTTGCTCAAGGTGTACAGGATGTATTCCATGTCGCTGGGCTTCCATACCGCTGCATGACATCCAGCCATCTCACAAGCGTTTAACCAAATCTTTTGCCCAGGCGTCAACTTGCCCTTCTCTGCTTTTAACTCAATCACCAACGGCCGACCGCCTTGGAATGGGTGCACCATAAACAGATCAGGGAAACCCACGTCGCCTTGCACGTTGGTCATCCAGCGTCCTCGAGTGTTCTGTGCCGGCAGATCATGATGCACTAACCAGCCGTAACGCTTGGCAATGCTGATCACCATGTCCTTAAAGTCGGCTTCGCTGATCTTTGGGTCTAACTTCATCAGAGCGATGCCATGTACGTCTTGTCTGCAAGGTGCTTAATAGCCCAACGCACGTACTGTCTTGCTTCGTGTTGCTCTGGGTCAACCATGCTGTTATACACGGCCTGTAAGCGCTCAATGTTTGTGATCAGTTCTTCTAATGTCATTTCAGCCTCTCAATGATTTTGCTTGCTTCGTGTGATTTCAACAGCTCAAGAACCGCGCTGTCATCGTCCAAGTTGATTTGAATCATCTCCAACAGGGCAAGATCGTCCATGCCTTTGTCTTTGGCTAGTTTCTTTATGTAACCGATCTGCTTAGGCGTGGCAAATGCACCAGAGGGTATGTGCACAGGATTCTGCCTTGTATCGGTTGGTGCGCTTAGACGCTCAACCTTCTGCATCTCATTGCGCGACGGCCTAGGGCCACTAGCAGGCGCCTGTAACGGGCAATTGGCAATAGCGCGACCAATAGCACTTGTCTCACAGTTTTCTACGAACGAAGTTGCGTTGACACCGCGGTCGCTTTTGATTTCTTCCGCGTAGCCCGTAGCGACTGGCACTTTGTCGTCCTTGTCGGCGTACAGTTCGCAATAGAACACGCAAGCGTCACCTGTGTAATTCATCATGCAGGTATAGACGCGCCCGTTCGGGTATGCAGCCCACCAGCGGACAAGGCGTTGCTCGACTGTCTCGTAGTTGCTTAGATCAAAGCCCATCAGATGCCTGCCCAGACGCTAAGACGCTGTGCATGGTCATGCGCGCCACCGCGCTGTGCGTATGCCAGTTCGCCTGTGTTGCGGATAATTCCACGACGTGCAGCTGCGTTCAGGCGTCCTGCGATGCCCTTGGTAACTGGGAACTGGTCGCCTAGGTGTTTCCAAATGTCGTCAGATGTAAAGAAGCCTTTAGTGCGCGCAACGTGCAAGATCGCAGCGTCAACTTTGCGTTGTTCTTCAGGTGTCCATTTAGTGTCTGCGCTTGCTTGCGATAATGCCATGCCAACAGCAAACGGTTTTCTTGCCGGCACACGGCCGTCACATACGAAATGTGTTTTGCCTTGAATGTCGGGGTAGGCGATGGTTTCTTTGCAGATCGTGCAGGTTTTCATTGTCGGAATCTCCTTGTCGGTTAGGAATGTGCTTGTAGTGCTTTGATTGCTAAGTCGAGTGTAGTCACATCGTAAAGTGGCATTGGTTCTTCTAGTGATAGCGAGTTTTTCATTGCGCGCAAACGGCGGATAATGCTTGCGTGTGGGTTTGTGCTTGTGTCTGCGATCTGGTTAATTAGATCAAAGATTGCCATGTCGTGTTTTGTTGTCATTGTTTGCTCCAATACCATTCGTCGGGTTTCTTCAGTAAGTTCGCCTTGATTCCATGCGCTACCTTCGCTCATTTTGTTGCACTCCATGGCCCCCAGCCGTAACCGTGACGTTCTACGCCGTAGTTGTAAATTGCTAACGCTGCGCGCAAATTAACATCAGCCTGTAACAGGTTTTCTGCGCTGGTAATGATGCCGGCATCTTGAAGCCATGGTGTCCAGAATCCGTTGATCTGCATTAGTCCGCGCGACCCGCCGTTTGGGTCTTTGCTGTTGACCGCGTTGGGTATGCAGCGTGATTCACGAAACATGACTGATTCGAGCACGGTGCGCTGATCGGCAGGCCAACCGAGGTTTACGGCTAGCGCGCTGAACTGCTCACAAGCCGAGCTGTACGGGTCAATGTAAATCGTGGAGCTTGTGGTCGTGGTGGGCTCAATGAGGTATGGCTGGACGCTGATCGGTGCCAGCGCAATCGTTCCAGACGGGGCACCAGACGCGTCAGGAGCGCCTACAGCGACCGTTAAGCCAAAGACCGTACAAAGCACTAGCCCTATGATTTTCTCTGCAAAATAGTTCATCGTTTCTCCAAAGGTATGGGCTGACCCCAAGTTGAGGTTGCCGTTCTGAATGCGATTTGTCCCAGTAGGAACTTGCCCGACTCTGGGCTGGTAAAGATCTGTACCAAGATTTCTTGGCCGTTGTCCATCACTCCTGTATAGACGCTGTAATCAACGATCTGCGGTTCAGTCATTGCCTGTCCTTTTGTCGGTACTCCGACCCTAGAACATAGATCAAGCCTTAGGTGGGATTTCCCCAAACACCTTTAAGAATGCGGCTTTTACCCAGATCACCGAATCGGCGGCCTGCGGGGTTATCTCAATGTGAAACCAGTCGCCACCTGGTGCGCCGTGGATTGTTGGCTTGTCATATTTGAGCCATGCCTGACGATCGCAACGCCATGCTCGACCATGTTCCTTCGGGAAGTAATCCAAAATACATTGCAAACCAAGTTCGTTGGCGTTGGCCACAAGTTTGTCAATAAAGATCAGCGCTTCTTTGCGTCCTGCTTTTGGGTTTTTTTCTGATTTGCGATACGACAAATCCACAGCTCTGCCAGTTGCGTGAACTGACAAAGAACCTGGTTTACCGCGCATGTCACGTTGACCCCAAGAACCGTTATTCCAAAGCGCGCCGTTTGATGCAGCGATCGCTTGTTTAATCCATTCGTTCATGCCGGCACGTGGCGCTGGTGATGCACCGTCAGCGTTGCCAATGTAGTCGCGTGCGTTTGGCACGCCAGCCTTAGCTTTTGCTACTGCCACGACCAAACTTCATGTCTTTAGGGTTGAAGTAACGCAACGCTGTAGGGCAAACCGCGCCGATCGCAGCGGCCAATAATGCGCTTGGGTCGGTATTGCCTGTTACTGCCAGCGCAACTACCGCGGCGAGCATTGAACGCCCGTAAGAGGCGAGTAAGGCTTTGTCACTTGGTTTCATTCGTTGGCTCCTTTGGTTTAGATTTTAGCCCGTTTGAGGCAACAAGACCTGACAACGTGCCGGTCATAAAAACGGTCAGCGTGGATAGCAGGTCAATAAAGGCAGCGTCGTTAGGTGCTTGTTTGTCTATCGGCTGGGTCACAAACATTAGGGCATACACAAAGCCGATGACGGTGATGGCAAACACCGCGGCAAGGACTACGCCTACAACAACGATTAGTCGAGCGTGAAGCTCCTCGGGTTTAAGGCGTGGTCTCATAAATCAAATCTCTTGTGCATGTTCCAGATGGGTTGCAGATCGGCGGTTCGCATTCTGGCTTTTCCCAATTAGTTGGGTCTTGGCATGGGTAACGATATGAGCCGTCATAACCACATCCAGCGCACCCCCACAAGACGACTGCAACAAGCGCAACGTAGCCGATGAGGTAACGCCATTTCATTATTTAGGGCGTTTAAGTGGTGCTGGTGGGTCTTCGTCAAGTTCCCAAATAGTTAATTCAGTACCAAGTAATGCCCAGCCTGTTTCGTAACCTTTTTCAGATAACAGGTCAATAAGTTCTTGGTGGGTCATGCTGAAATCTCCATCAGAATAATGCTGCTTTCGCTATTTGCTGTTTGAACGGCTACAAGTGAAGCCGCTACACCGTTAGCAAGTTGCACTTTATATGTTGTTGCGCTTGTTGTTGCTGGACTATCAAGCCAAACGATTGTGTCGGCGCTTGCATAATTGATAACAAGACTGTTAGTTCTTAACATATCCAAGTGGCTTGTTAGAACTGTGGCTCCGCGCATGAGTCGAAGATTAAGAACGTTGTTGCTGTCGCCAGCGGTTTTTGCTGGTGTTGCCGAAGTTGCTATTACAAGGATTTTTGAGGTGTTTGATTGTGGCGTAATGCTTGCGGTCAATCCCGTGTCTGCATACGTTGTAACCGTACTTGTTACCGGGGTAGACGTTGAAGCCGAAACAACTTGCAAAACGCGAAAAGCGCCACGCAAATCGTTCATCTGTGCAGCGGTCAAAACTGCGCCAGCTGTAAACGATGCTGGAAGACTGGTTGGTGTTGCCATAAGTACTCCTATCCTAAAACATTGGTGGTTGAAAGTGTGCCATACACGGCGTCATCCAATATCAACTCGTAAACGATTGTGGTCGGCGCGGTGCTGTAAAGGACGCTGTGGCCTGTGCTGAAATCCAGCCGATGCTCAATGCCCTCAATTGACAGCTCTTGAGCCAACTGGGTCGTGCCAGCACCGCTCGGAAATGTTTTTTCTACGCTGATCGTGTCGCCAATGTCCACGGTTGCCAAGGTGTCTTTTTGTGCTGTGGTCAGCATCAAGTATTTGGTTGCCACGGATGTGTAGCGCGGTTCGGGCTCTGGGTTGAGCAAATAGTCGGCAGCGTCATCAATGCTTGTTTGCTCATGTAGCAGGCTGTTTGTGATGCTTGTTGTCTGAATGAAATAGGTTGCGATAGACCCTGCATCGCTAGCGGTAGCGGTCTTGCCGTCTAAGCCTGTAACCACCGCGCGGTTAATGACCGAGTCAGCCTCAAACGAAATACCTACTCCGTCATACTTAAAGTTTGTGCCGTCATCATGGAACGCTGCAACAGGCGCGCTTAACGTATTACCGATACGGTTTTGGAATGTGAGCATGCCAGCGCGTGACATAAACAAACGCCCAAACTCGGCGGTCTCATTAATTTGCGTTAGGTATTGCAACACGTTTGTTCCTGCCGGCACGGTGTAGTTGCTGTCGTGACCAAGATTTACTGTGCCTGTTGCGATGTCCCTTTGTAGCGCTGGAAAGTCAACTTCTGGCAGATCAAGCACAGTTTCAATGCGTTCCCCTGATGTTTCGGCGGTGACGTTTAATTCGTCTAGGAATGTTTGTGCCAGTAGGTAAAACTGGTCAGCGCAATACACGGTCACGGTGTCTAAACCGCCAAGCGCAAAATTGTAGTCGTAGTTGACGACATAGCCCGAGAACAGGTATTCAGGACTGTCGGTCTGGTCGTAGCGGATGAGCTGCACTTTACGCATAGGTGCAAGACCTGGCTTAGATTGCGGTGTGTCGTAGTACGGGCTGTTGTTGTCAAACGGGTTAAAAATGCCGTCCACGTCACGGATAGTAAATGTCATCGTGCCAGCGCTGAACTGATCGCCAACATCTCGACGACCGCGCCTGACATTGACTTGCGTACAGTCAGCCATCACGTCGGCATATTCGGTGTTGCCGTCAAGCACAAAAAACGTGTTGTCAAGAACACCTGACGTTACGTTGTCAAGCGTGAATGCGTTAACAATAAACCCTGTTTCTATTTGCAGGTCATAGTTACCTGAATCAACGACCGCGACGCCTGGCATTAGGCAATGTTCAGAGCCAACGGCCCTGCACTCCGTGAGTAGGCGCGCAACGCATTGACAACAGATTCACCAATTTCGGCGCTTGTGGCAAGACCGCCAGTCACGTTGATAGTTACGCCGCCGCCTGTGGCCATGCGATCTAATGGCACTACGGCTTCTGGGCCTGCTTCACCGATTAGCGCCAAGGTAGGTGACGACACGATGCCACCTTCGGCCAGTCGAGGGATGCTCATGCGTCCAGGTGCAGGCGTATTTGATGTTTTGCCAAGTTGTGGCACAGGGACAGTTGGCGCTTTTGGCAGATCAGGCAACAATGGTATTGAGTTATATGCGCTAATAATTGCGTT